GAAAAGCGTTGTATGTTTGTACAAATGGACGCGTTTTTCAACCGTTGGTTGAAGGTATAATGAAGAGCGGTTGGTTATTGACAATTTTTGTTAATTCAATGGCTCAAATTGTTGTGCATGTAATGATTTTAATCCGATTAGGTAAAACTGATGAAGAAATATTGTCCGCTGCGTATTATGTGATGGCAGGAGGTGATGATGTTTTACAAACATTCCCTGATGGATTTAACACTGAACCGTACCTTCGGGCTGCGGCGCAGCTTGGGATTTCAATCTCAGATTTTGTAGAGCGTGATTCTCTCCATAAGGCAGAATATTTTTCAACTAGGTTTGAGAAGCATGGTGGAATTTGGAAATTTTATCCTTTAAGATTCACTAAACATATAATGAAGTTAAGAACTGAGAAAATCGATTTCGTAGCATCCGCTTTAGCTAGTCATATGACTAATTATTGTTGGGATGATAAGAGATTTTCCTTCTTGAATAAGATGTTTAAAACTATGCGTGCAGCTCAACCTGATAAATTTCCATTAACATTTTACAAGGACAAAACTTATCTTTGCTATAAGAGCAAAGGTATGGAATCCGATGATGCGTAATCTTTACGCTACGTCTTTCCAAGACGTTAAATTGGAATGTTGCCGTTTTAATTTTATGCGTAATGTGGTGGTGGTGGTGTATTTTATGTCTAATTTGCCTGATTGGTCCACTCCGTATTTGAGTGAAAACTATACGGGACCGTACCTTTCAGATGGTAAGTTGCAGTCTTCTGTCGAGTTTGGGCTGGCTGAGCCTAAGAGCAAGATGGATGCATTATCGAGGTTGCATGATTCTGCGTATGCAAAGTTTTCGGACGATGCTCACAGATCTGCCGCTGATTCGATTTATAATGCTGAAGTCAAAAAGCTCTCAGGATTGTTTCCAGCTCTGGCGGGAAGCGCTGTTTTGTATGGCAACGCCACGATCAAAAGTGTTGATAACTTGGTTAAGTATGCTTCTTTCGGTTTGCCTGGTATTGTG